TCCACCCATGCGACTGCCTCCGCTTCCGAGACCCGCCATGATACGCCCCCGCCTGTGCCGATACCGTACCATTTAGCTCAAGTTTTCGGCGGACAAAATCTGGCAAGGCATTGGTATTTATTTGGGGTTTCATTTATTTTTTTTCCTTTTGTTTTTAATCTTCACCATGTCGTCACATACGCCTTTATGGTTTATAGTGACGGCTTTTAAATTGCAGCAAGTCTGGTCTGTGACAAGGTTGTAACAATCCATATTAATACAATAAATCCTTGAGATCGGCTCAACACTATATCTCTCAGGCTGCATCTGTTTATCATCACTCATGGTTTTTTAACACCTCAATCATCCACCGGCGTAATGCCACTTACCTCTATCCCGCTATTTGTCTCCCTGGCCACTTCCGCCCTTAACTCTTTCCTGAACTCTCTAAGCTCCTTCAAGTCTTCTCTTGTGTAAGAACGCCCTCCAATGCTATATGATTTTCCTCTCATAACCATAGATATGGCTGTTTCGCACTCCGTCAATAAGCTGCTTGAACTCATTCGACTCTCTCCCCTTCGTTAATCATCCGCCCACCGCTTGTCGTACTGGCCGCCTCCGGAGCCGACATTTTCCGCTGCTGTTCGGCCAATCCGTCCAGCATCTGTACGATAGTAAGGTTCGGATACACGATAAAAGCCACAATGTTAAGCGCGGCTATGTTATAAACAAACAGGTCCAGCGCCTCGTTGCGCTCCCTGGTCTTTACCCATTCAAATTTCTTAAACCCCTTGACGTATTTCGTTATCTTTTTCTCAGCCGTGAGCTGCTTAAAATACTCTTCGGTCAGCGTAGTAGGAAAGTGTATATAACCTGGTCCTTGCTCTGATATAGTAAGCCGGTTAAATAGCAGGTCCTTCGCGGTATCCGTTCCAACCATGTAGAGATCTACCCCGTTTTTCTGCTTTGATGGTTTTCCGCTTATCGGCTGCCCGGCCAGGCTGGCGCCCTTGATTGCGTAGATGTTGCGACTTCCCCTCTCTTTTACGAAATCATACACCTCTTTAGTGTGATGTCCGCCTGTGTCCACTGCCGTACAAACAATCCTCATAAGTCCGCGTTCATGGATATACGTCTTCAATAGAAATTCATCCAGATTCCTCCATACTGTCGGTAGGCCCGGAGATCCCTTGAGAAATTTAACCTCCAGAACATAAGACTCCTCAAACGACGCCCAGCCCACAGTTTTAACCTCAAGCCGATCGTCTTGTACGTCAACCGCTGCCGTGATAAGCACAATATCAGAGTTGATCTGGTCAGGGAACTCCTCGCGCCTGTTATAAAGGCCGGTATACTCAACCTCCTTGCCCTGCGACTCCCATGTCTCCGCCAGAATAGTATTTGTCCACGTCTTCTGTAGCGGTTCACTCTTGAGCTTTTTGAATTTCAGGAAATCTTTTACAATTTCCTTCCATGAGATCCAGCCGATAGGCGCATACAAGGCGTTTAAGTGAAAGCCCGGGCACTGACCGTCCTCCTGGTTCTCGGCGATCCATTCGCCTTTAGCCAGCATCTCAGTTTTGTGACGCTCTTCGATAAGTGCAGCGCATGTATTACACATATAAGTAACATCGCCGATAAGGTTATACTTCTCGTCCCTCTCAAACTTTATATTCTTCCAGGATAAAACCTGCTTAGTGCCGCAATGTGGACAAGGCACGTTAAACCTGCGCTGATCACTCTGGTCGTACTCCCTTTCGATCAAAGACGCCCCTGTCTCAGTGGGAGATGATGGTATGAATACCTTGCGCCTGCTGCCGAAAGTAACAGTTCTTTTCTCAGCCAGTGATACGGGATCGCCCTCGCCCTCGACGTCCAGGGGATATGCATCCACCTCGTCCAGTGCCAAATTCCTGACAGGCATCATGCGCAGGCCCGCCGCGCTGTTTGCACCTGTCAATACCACTATCCCGCCCGGATACTCTTTAGACAATACCGTGTTTCCGCTATCCTTCTCTCTGGCAGGGGTTATCCTCTCCTCCAGTACCGGTGTGTCTCTTATTGCGGGAGCAAGCCTCTGTTTAGAAAGCTTTTTTGCCATATCGACGGTAGGTTCTACTATGAGGAATGGTCCAGGACACAAGTGTATGCAATAACCCACCCAGTTAATGATCAGCTGAGTTCCGGATATCTGCGACGGTTTCATGAGGACCACTCTGTTACACGGGTGCGCAGGGCTGAGACATTCCATTATCTCTTTCATAAACGGCACACGGCTGGTCCTGTATCTACCAGGCTCCGCGCTTCCATCAGAAGAGAGGATCATGTGCTCGTCCGCCCACTCGTCTATGTTTAGTTTAGGGTCAAGCGCAAGCCCTGCCTCGAAAGCCTCTTTATAAACAACCTCAGCATTGTTGAGCATTGTCACCATTTATTCGCTTTGTAATCCCTTTTCGATTTCGTCCGTAATGATCTGCCTTACAACATTCTCGTCGTCCTCAGCTGCTACAAGTGCGGAGATCCTGTCGGGAATATTCAACATATTATCTCTCAGCTTCCTTGCCTCACTAAACGCGGCAACCTCGACATCCTTTGCCTTCACCAACTCACCAGCTTTTTCCTGGTAACTCAACTCCAATAAGGATACTTGAATCCTCTTTTCATGGGTCTTTGCCTCACTAAAAGACGACTTTTTGCTGCTGCTCTTCTTTTTCTTGACCCCGATACCTTCCGGCATTGCATTTTCGATCTGCTTATCAGCCAGATCCGGATCAATTTTGCCGGAGTCATCAAGCGTGATTGTCCCATTCTTTACCAGCCGCCCGATATACACCTTTGATACATCCTTCATGCGCGCATACTCCGCCTGAGAAACAAGCCCCTCGTTCGGGTCCTTCTCCGCGATCGCTAACATGCCTTGGTCTGATTGTGTAGATGTATTACTCATTATTATTTCCGCTTCCTATCCAGCTGCTTCTTAAAATCAGCATCAAACACCGGCTGATAATTCTCAACAATCGTCTTATTAATAACCACTCTCACCTTCCGGCTGTTATATAATTGAGCCACACTCGGCCCCAGGAGCGATCGTCTTTTAGTAGCTTTATACGGCCGTCCGGATTTGCTTATCCTGGTAACGGTTCCCAGTGCCTTGTCCCGGAGAAAAACAAACTGCGGCTGTTGAATCCCGCCCTTTCTCCAGGACGATATAAAAGCCCTGCCGATCTTCTTTCTGACTTTTGAGACCCTTACCGAAACACCGCTCTTTAACTGCTTTGCCCCATACTTAAACAGGCCGCGCGCTCTCTTCCGGATAAATATAGTAAAAGTCGGATTCGGCTTCCTTGCATCAGCCCTGCGCAGGCTCACCAGATTGCCCAGCTTCAAAGACCTGGACTTAATATTATAATTCGACGTAATAAACTTCCTGGCCGCAGTATTCGCCTTCCGGCCCACCTTATTAAGAGTACCGGCAGTCACCCTCTTCGTGATCCGCGGCAACTCGTCAATCGTCCTCTGCACCGACTTAACATCAAAATCCAACCTTACAAATTCATTCGCCATAATTTCTTTATAAGCCAATAAAAAAAGGCCGAGTCCATGTATCATCCCGGTGCGCACAACACACACCCGATACATCAACTCGGCCTTCTATCAATCCCGCATACTGCCGGGGTATATAGGTTATCGAATTTTAAGATTTAATTGTGGTACTTTGTACCTTCTACGCTTCTCGTTTCTCCTTGATTGATATTAATAACAACCTTGCCTTTATAGTCTTTATCAATAAGCCCTATCTCTTTAAGCAAATCAGAAATACGCTTTTTCCAGCCAGTTTTTTTATCAATTTCGTCCGCCATATTTTGATTTTGCTCTTTGCTGCTTTGTTTCACCGAGCATAACGAGTTTTTTGTAATTTGTCAATAATAATATTAGTAACGTAACAGAATATTTTTAGTGATACGGATTTATATAACCTCCTCAAAGCAAATCTCCCTATCTGTAGCGTTAAAGACCGCAACTATCAACTCAGACTGCACATTATTGCCTATATCCTCACAAGCAGCTTTGAATTTCCGTATAGCAAGCTCAAGATCCTGCCTCGCTTCATTCAATTTCTTATACTTCAAAGGATCACTCATAAAAAACCCCTACTCCGTATTCTGTCTGTTTTTATCGAAGAGCTTTCCCATCTTCAATACAGACCGATTGTTCAGGATTGCATACACATATAGACCTAGAGTGACACCAAGTCCGTCAGCCTCTCCCTGCATATCATCTTTAAGCCCCTGTGGGATCTGAACATATAGTCTTTTAAGGTTGGGCTCAGTCAACCTGAGCTTATCGCTCCGACCAGGTATAGACCTCTTTAAATTAACTTTATTCATTCGTAATCCCTCACGGTTATCAATGACGCATGTCTGGGTATACCGCCATCCGTTAAGCCAATAAACGAAAACGTCACAGAACTGCCCACTACAGGAGGACATTCCCTTAAAAAATCAGATATACCGGTACCAATATTAAACACTTTGCCCATATATTCACACACAATAGCACCTATCCTCCCTATGTGCTTGCCCTGGCCATCGGTATACCCATTCACTACCGCTTCGCCCATCTGTACATTCTTAACCTTCAACAAATCCGGACTTCGCTTGTGAGAATACGCGCTTTTAGGTTTGCGTAACATAACGCCCTCGCCGCCTGATACTAAAACACCAGATTCAAATTCATCCAGGTGTTGCCTGTTTTTACACATAAACTGCTCCACTAATCTGCAATGAGCCGGTAATTTCACCGCTCTAAGCCTGTTCTGTCGGGCTTCACACTTGCCTTCTGACACAACATCAAAGACCATGAATTTAATACGGCCCCAGTTGCCCCTGTTTGCTCTCACCCTGCCGACAGTCTTCTGAAACATGCCGCGCCCCTCCCACAACTCACCGTCAAGATATACGCCATCTGGCAACTCCTCAATAAACCAGTCCGGCGCATTAAATTCATTGCCATTCCTGGACATAAGCACACTGCCAGTCCACACCGCCCTCACACCGTCAAGCTTTTCAGACATCCACCACCCGGACGGGTCTTGATCATTATAATCTTTAGCAAGCATTAACTTCATAAAACAACCTCCACCATAAAGACTAAAAATATTCATTTCAACGACTGAACATCCTATCAATATGGCACTACTATGTCAATAACAATTAAAACTTTATTTAAAGCCAAAACCTATTATTTCAGCCTTACACATATATATGCTCAAAATTCCATAAAAGCAGTAAAGAAAACAGGCCAAAAAAATATCACATTTTTCTTAAATGCCCACCAGCCCGTTTAGATGCCCACAAACACATTCTGATATACCTCGACATACCCGCGTCTGTCCTGGGGCATTCTGGGCGTAACGTAAACCTTTTAAAAACCTGCCACGCTGTCGAAAAAGCGAACTCGATTCGCACCCGTCTAGCTTGTACCTGCCAAAGTACCTTTTTGTTTATTAAGTAGCAACGATTCCCCCCTGCTGATGCTGGGATTGAATACGCCTCAAGTCTTTAATTGATTTTAATGATTGTATAATAATATCAATTGCGGCCTCGTCGAAGCCGAATTCAACAATTACATTTTTAAGATACGCCTGGTGTGGTGGTAATTTCTTTGTTTTGTAGTCGGTATGAATCCGAAATACTATCCCTTCGCCGTGTATACCATTATCGGATATTTCTAAATGATAAGGACAACCATCTCTTGTTCTGTATTCTTGCTCAGCTTCTGCGTCTTCAAGTCCTGTAGAAAAAAAATAACCAGTATCTATCCTTTCGAAAAAAACATGATAATAATCTTCCATCATCCGCCTCCTTTCATCTCTGATACCCGAACGTCACAGTCGCCGTGATCGCCAGTGCTGATAGCCAGTAGCAGCTATTGGCCCAGCTTCCTTGACACGCCCATCTGATAGCAGCCATAAGATACAGGCTCATGATAATATAGTTAAATATCTTTGGATCTAGTATGTAATCAATCACCGAACACCCTCTCCTTTACCTGTCTCGACAGTTCTCTGAATCTCTTTTTGCCCTCTTCTGTCCTCACCGGAGTGGGCGGTGACGGTTTAAAATATTGAGGTTTATAATCCAGCCTGTCTTTCTTTGTAGCAACTGCCTTGCTTGCTGTGTTTGGCTTTGACTTCAGGTAATACTCAATCTGAGTTCTCGTTGTATTCCATAGCCCCGGCATCTTTAGCAGTCCTCTCAAATACTCTTCAGGCACCTGGTCAAAGCGTCTGCCCTTGTACCTCCCCATCCTCAATATTGGTATAGGAATGCTCATGCCCTTTTCCTTCTCTTTCCGAATGCCTTGTCACCTGCATCGCTTAGCAATTTCGAGATATGCTTTGTGCCTGCTTCCGTCCTTATTGGCGTCTCAACAGGCTTCCAGTCTGACGGTGGGCGGTTGATCTCCGGTGGCTGCCGGTATTCATCCTCCCACCCCTTCTCGGTAAGCCACGTCGAGGGTTTGGGGATGAAGGATCTGCCGCTGTCGTTGTCAGGTCTCCACTCCACCGAAGTCTTGGCTTTCTCGATTTTGGCCAATATCTTGGCTACGAGTAGCTCGTCCGGATCAAGTGAGTTCCACGCCTTTTCCGCTTTGCCCTTCGATTTCTTGTTCGGCCAGGCAGGCCAGAATAGTTTCTCAAACCATTCCCCCTTTGCAATCCCCCTTATATCCTTATCCTTTTCTTTATCTTTATCCTTAAGGGTTTCAAAACCCTTTAGATACCCTTCCAAAAGGTTTAATTTTTTTAACTGACTGATGACAGGCTTATGAGGATTGCACGATTCTGACAATTCTCCATATTGAAACTCAATAAAATCAGGAATAAACCAGAGTTTTCCTCCGTTGATCTCCAGAAACTGCCCATCAAAAGCCTCTCTTGTCTCCTTTATATCTAACTCACCCCTGATATAATACTCAGCCGTCTCGAAATCTACCTCCCATACACCGGCATTGCTGCACCTGTCCCGGAGATATTCCCAAAAAGCTTTATGCACTGGGCTGAGCCTCCGAAACCACAACTTATCCCATTTATTAGTATCGGTAAATCTTTTGGCCATAATCCCATATCAAATAACAATAAACTAAAGCTCAACAAGAGCCGGAAGCTTTGCCACTGTGCCCGGATCTGAATTAACAACATACCTGCCGTTAGGCCGCGTCTGCTCCTCAGCATCCTGGCACCTGGCACATACGCGGTTATAAGGCCCGGTGCTCATAAACATGAGCTCACCCGGATAATTACTCTGTTCAGTGCACAACCTGCCCAGGCAAACCCTCAGCTGCATGTCTGCATCCGGACAGGGTATAGAGCCCTGGTACTGGTGCCCGTTCTGGTCCTTAAAATCATCCCTGAACTTCTCTGAATACCTCCTCTGTCTCTCTTTCTCGCACGCCGACTTCTCCCCTTCCACCTTGGATATGTGTATCTTTTGCAGCGGATGATCCGGGACAAAAGATTCAAGGCATATTTCACATTCCACCTCTGTCAATTTGTCTCCTTTTACAAACCGGTTACCACTCCAGGTATACCCCTTGCTCTCCGCTGAAAGCCTTCTGCGGTTCAAAACCTGACACCTGGACAACTTCCGCTTGCCAGTTGCTTCGGTTACAGGATTAATACAAACCACCTGATTATGCGGTCCGGTGGCCGGCAGCGGCTCTTTGCAGATCCTACAAAGCTTTTTACCGCTGTTTTTTATTATTGGCATAATATTCCTCTCTTTTTATAGATCCTCTCAAGGCCGTCCATATTGATCTTCAAAGTCCTCTGTAGCAACTCCTGGCACCTCGCAGCGCAATGCTTATCGATTTCAAAATGATACATCAAACCCCGTCTCTCCTTAAACTCACTCCCACACCCCGGACACCTATAAGCCATTGTTTACCCCCTTTGCTCTCTTCGCGTCTTCTTGTCCTCGGCGCCTATTGTCCGTGGAGCGGCGAACCTTACTGTTCATGTATTCCCCAAAACCTTCCACACAACATAAGCAAAATAACCACAACAACCGCTTAATAAAGCTACAGCCCCATAAAAACAAAACCACTCTTTACCTTTGCGCTCTCCTTGTCCTCGGCGCCTTTGTGGCTCCGTGTGAGTACTCAATCCCTTAATCCCTCTTTTCTTGACCCGTAACGTGTAACCTGCAACTCGTAACCCGTTCAATTCAGCCCCCTATGCCCTCTCCTGCTAATCTCGATCGTGATCAGTACTCCGTTATGCACCACATACGTGAAATCCTCGTCCCTGAAATACAGGCTATGCCCGTGCCTCCTGATCCTCTTGTGCTCCTTATTGCTGATATTCTTCACCCTGTCCGCTTCCGGAAACCTCGCCTCGATATGCTTCTCCGCCTGGGCGCATGATATGGCCACGTTGTACAACTTCTCAAACCGCTCCTGAAAAGCAAAGATAGCGTGCCTCTTCAGCTCCAGCGGCACCTTCCTGCCCTTCCTATTAACATAAGAAATCATCTGACGTTCTCCCTTCGTCTTAGAATCAATCCCAGCACTCTATCTCTGCCTCTGCCATCTGTTCAGGAGTTTTATCTTGCAAGCCTTCCTCTGGATCGCTCCAGTACTCCCATGATGCCTTTGCATACACCTCCAGATCTCCAGCCTGCTCTCCGATAATCTCTACCATTCGTCTGATAAAGCGCGTTTTATACTCTTTGTATTCCATTGTTATTCAAACTTTGGCCTTTTATTCTCCCTCATACAATCCGCCAGCATGACAAGAGTCTGATGTGTATACTCAAGATCACTTGGCAGATTCTGCCTAAAAGCGATCGCATCAATGATATTTGCCCACCGCTCCCGCTCATACCTCCTTGCTGCCTTCCGTATATCCTTGACCTCCTGGTTCTTCATCATTTGTGTCTTGGTTTTTATCTGCTTTAATCTGTGCAAATCCGCGTCCTACTCCCCTGTTGCAAACACAACCTGCAGACCCTTCCACTCCCTGAACTCGCTATCCCTCGACTCGGTAAACCTTATCGCCTCCTCCGTCTCTGCCTCCCTGGCGATCTCTGCCACTGCGTTGTCATGCACCTTAAGCGCCCCGCGTGTGCAAACAAACCCTAATAAAACGAAAAACAACACCGCCAGGCACAACTCCAACCAATGCCCTGTAACCCGTAAAACATTCCTCATAAAAAAACCCTCCCTGTTTTTAAATCTGCAATTGTCAAGCCTTCACCTCAAACTTCTGAAGCCACTTCGTGATCGCGCTCTGCTTAAAGAAACACCGCCCATTGATCCTGTAATGCGGTATCTCGTTCTCGCGGCACATCCTGTTGATAGTCCACTTCGCAAAAGGAACAATCTCCGCCAGCTGCTTAACAGTCAATAAATTCTCCATAATTTAACCCTCTGTGTTAAAATCTTTTAATCCGTTGTCTGAATCTTTGGTGTAAATCCGCCGTGTTTGAACGGCCAAAACTTAAAAATCGGTGAAACCACCTTTACGCTCTTCTCCTCTTCCAGCTTCCTCTCCGCCTCACCCTCTACCTTAAACCCTACCCCGTAGAACATACCGCACATCGGGCTTACCATCATCCGGGGCGTCAACACGAACCTATAATCAAACTCTTTCCAGAGAGCAGCTACCCGGTCCTCCTCGCGGTAGATCACCTGCCAGAGCCGCTTTTTGTTCTCCCTGCAAGACAAAGTACCAGCCAACGCCGACCCTATCTCCACATCCAAATGCTCCAAAAACTGATC